AAGTTAGCACCTTCCCAGAAATCAAAAGGATTTACTGGTTCTTCGTCGGCAAACTGCGGTTGCATCACATCCATAATCTTATCAAAGATCTTCTTACCAAACTTATAAAGGAATACCTTACCATTATTCGCTGGATTTGCTGGATCTTCCACGACCATAATATTAGAAACGTAATGTAGTCTACGTTTACGCTGACGCACAATGTCCTTATTGGCTTCAATACCAGAGTTCCATAGTTCTGAGTTCATCTCAGAAACGGGATCAGGTTGACCAATAGAAGTCAATGAGTTTTCAATATACCATTGACCAGTTGGACCTTTAAACCCGTGGTCCCAATACTTAACCCAAGGTAGATCCTCACCTTCACCAGCAGGAAGGAATCGAATAACAGCATAGCCATTACCAGATTTATCTACCTCTGGTTTCCAGAAACGATCATCTTGATAAGATTTTTGGGTGGAACCGCCAGCAGTTTCAGCTGCTTGGACTAGTTTAGAAATGTCGGCAGAGCGCGACTTAAGATTTGCAAAAGACATATTTTTCTCCGTATTTGCGTTGTATTACTGAATTATCCACTTTATTCATAATATAGATTTATATTATACACCATTTTGTTCATGATGTAAATACCTTAAGCACAATTTTTTTCATTCTTTCAATATCAACTTGAACGAATGGATCGTACTTTCGGACTTTCAATGAGATATCCGGCCACATAATAGTTTCCGTAATCTCCTTATCAGCTTTATTTATAAAGCCGGTAAGTTTATTTATAATCACTACAGTCTCAAGAGATATTTCTTCTTGAAGATATGCAGTGATTATATCAGGATGAGAATTACTTTTGCTTATAAGCATGTCGTCAAAACTTTCATACTGTAAAGACAAATGATTCAAATCCTGTTCAAAGATGTACCCGATTGATTGCATCCTCTTCAGCCAAGATTGATATACATCCTCGGCATTCAACATTTCACCAATCCATTTTGTACCATTAATAAAATGAGAGGCATACCAACCAATCATCTCAGGTACATCTTTAAACCTTTTAGCCACTTTTGCAAAGTGGTATTTGTCATTGCGCTTCCAAAAACTTTTTGGATTTGCGCTTGTTTTAAAATTATATTTAGCGGCATCATAAGTCTTAGACTCAAAGTGTAGCTTAAGAGATTGATAATACCGATAAGCGTCAAATGGTTCCATTCTATACTGGCAGCTGATTTGTTGTGCCCTCCACTAATTTAAGTTTAACGCATTCCGCTTCTAGTTTATCTTTAATTACGGGCGAAATAAGTTTATTGATTTCACCTGGATCTAATTCTCGGTCTTCGCAGATTTTTAGTATCGCATCCATATAGGATAAACTAAATTTTAAAACGTTCTCTTCCACTAAGACTGAAAATTTCTTTTTTGTTAGTATAGTATTTTCAATCATATTTTTCCCATCTATAAAAAATGTGGTCATCAACTTGCATGGTCTTAGATAGACTATGTCGCCAATTAGGATATACTCTATAAGTATGATAATGAGTAGAACCTTCGGTTATATCATAACCAGATTCATACATTGATATAGCTTGAATAGCTACGTCAACTGATTGTAACCACATCTCTTTGTTAATTGGTATATCGGATAGACCATCACAATACCAGCTGAATTGACACTTATTTCTTTTTGGCATGCCACTTGGATGAGTTGGTCCTTGATAAATTACTTCACATGGTGTGTCTGGGTAGCGTTCATCAGCTACCCGATTGAGTACCACATGACTCACTGCCATTTGCCCTAAATGAGATTGATTGCGGGATTCAAAGTAAATATTCTTTGCCACACATTCAATATCAACAGGAGACATAGAAGTGATCGCTGCTAATAGTAGCTCCTTCATTTATTTATCCAATGCTCTTAGTATGATAGTATCTCCATTGATTCGTCCATTTGGTACATTAATCTTAGTGGACAAACCTTTAAAGATATTATCAATTTGTTTTGGTGTTTTAC